AGAGATCGTCTAGTTAATTTTGTCATTGCGGAACTACTGTAAAATTAGTAATATCCTGAGCTCTTGAGAATCTTCTATTCTTTTGCCCTGGTAACTGATCTGACTCTAACTTATCTAGTAGATCTTCAAATTCAGCTAAAGCGCCAGATAAAATTTCAGGGGCATCCTCACTTTCGGCATAATATATTTTTGCTCTTGATGTTATTATCTTATGTAGTCTTGGCGGTATAGCCGATACATCTGCATCTGCTGCTAATTCAGTAGGGGTTGCCCAATACGCAACAGAAATAGCTGTAGTTGCATCTGGGGTTGGATATACATCTATAACATTATCAGGTTTTACTGCAAATACTTCTGGTGTACCTGACTCAACTACACCCATCTTATACTGGATATTGTAGTCATCCCAATCCATATACTCCAACTCTTGATAAGAGTCTGTATCTTTGGAAAAAACAATAGAATCTAATTTCCAGTTACCTACATCACTTGGAGACGTTAATGTAGATGTTCCAACAACTGGGGTAATAGTAGCTTCTGTCCACAAGAAATCCCAATTAAACCACCTACTTTGTATATCTAGATCAGCTTGCTTCACATATCGCACGACAGCATTCTCTTCTTCTGAAAGAGAGGTTGATGTAACATCGTCTGGCCCTGTTCCTGGGATACCAATATCCCTCGCCATATTTTGACACAAAACTAGATAAGTACTCATTTCAAATTCTTCATTATGTCCTTACAAATATCATTTGATTTTATATTAGCAGCACACATTGCGCCTCCGGTATGCTCATCTCTGTTGCATGTATTAAACCCATAGTGCAGTTTATGACAAGGAAAGCAAAAATTATCATAGTAGTCAGGCTCTAAAGAAGTAGTATTTTCCCAATGTTTCGATAAATTTTCTTCAGAAGAATGAGAAAGCATTACAATCTTATGATTGCTCAAAGTAGAGGCCGCATTTAACACTCCGGTTTCCGGGCCTATTACTATAGAGCAACGATCTAAAAAGGAAAGAGTTTTTCTTATCGACCACTTACCTGACTTTGTTATAACCCTCTTTTCTTTTTCCCACCCTTGCTCTAGAAGCTGACATAGTTCATCACCTACAGTAACAAAAGAAACATCCTTTCTTATAGATAAAATATTAGCTATCACGCTATCAGTCCACGGGTATACTTTATGAACAGAAGACCCTGATAAAGACCACAATATTACATGTCTAGACTTTATCTTCTTTCTTTCTTTTTTAGCCCATTCCCTTTCTTGTCTAGTGGGATAAAATCTAGGATTAAATACATGAGGAACTTCAGCTATGTCATGAATTCTTTCCATATAATTCACATTACATAATTCATGAACCTCTTCTTTGCTAAGGTTATAAAACTTAGGATTGCCTGGAACCCTAGTTTTTATACCATTTAGCTTTTCAGTCCTATCTCCTACTAATAAAAGAGAACCTTCTATCGACTCTGATAACTGTATAAATTTATCAAAACATGGAGACATCTTATCCCAGTACTCTGTCAGACTATCAATAGATATCTGATCAGTTCTTTGAATAATAAGCTCGTCAATATTCGGATCACTCTTGCAAATATCTTCTCCTCTCTCGGTAACATTTATGCATACTCTATACCCCTGATCTTTTAATAACGGAAGTATAGATGCAACTTGTAACATATCTCCAAAACCACCGTATCTAACAACACATGCAGTTTTGGCACCCCTCTTACCCCCAAAATCTTCAAGGGTAAAATCATTTATTTCCTTTTCAGGAACTACTATTTTTTTCACTATTTATTTAAAACGCCCATCCTGCTACGACGCCGCTTCCTCTCACCATTTGTCCGTTAACTCTACCTTCGTTATTTGTTCTTCGTTGATCATACCTAAAATCCATAGCTCTTTCATCAAACAACTGAGAGCCACTGGTATATCCTTTAAGGACAGCTTCAGTATGACCATACCCCATCTCTGGGGTTTCAACAACTCCACCAATGAATGCTTCAATTGAATTCATTCTTTTAGCCATTTTAATATCCTCATATGGATTAGGGGCGGTTTCCCGCCCCATCACCAATTAACTTAACGCCATTCAAACTTCCCACGATCAGTGGAAATAGTTGATTTAGCAATCCCCTGCGGCATCTGAGCCTTACCAATACTGGCCATACCTAGAGATTTTAAAGACTCTCCAGATACGTCTTTCTTTTCGATAAGACCATTCTGATTAACCGTTGGGTGATTTCCTGCTGTATCTTTAGCCATAATTGACCTCCTTAGTACCACTCAACAACAACATACGGATAACCCATACCAGCTTCAGTACCGGCATCTACCCCAACAACTGGAGTACATTCGATCTGAGTATCAGCGGGAATAGCCTCTACAATAATAGCATTCGTATCATTTTGGATATTGAATGTATCAGTTAATAGAGTACCGTCCGAAATGTTGAGTTTGCAATAAGCATCTGCATCACTAGTAGTTCCAACCTGAAATGATGCATCTGTACTATCACACGCGAAAGTTTCCGTAACCTCAATGCCAACATCAATAATGGTTCCTTTCATACCCGTTGGCCCCTTAAAAGAGAAAACAGTAGGTGTACCATTACCTAAGTCTTGACTAGCACCAGATTGGATTCGCGTAGTTACAGGATTTGAATAACTCATAATAATATCTCCTTAAGCCGCGCTGTCCCACATCACTATACGTGTCTGGGCCTGTTGCGTGTGTGTTATGCCAAATCCGCCAAGGTAGTACCATGCGACGCCGCGATCCCTTCCGTAATCCCCAGGAATTTTCCCACGAATTTCTTCAGGAACTGCAATTGCCTCAGCAACAGTATCCTCGCCAAAGAACAAAGCCCAATTGGAAAGACCGTTTGTCCAAGCTGTAGCAGCCGTGGACATACCACCCTTAGCAATATTAGTTTGTTCTACGAACCTAACGCTTTCATAACGACCAATTTCGCCATTCATAATCATCTGAAAACCAGGATCAACATACTGCTTGATTGATTCTAGATCATCTTTCAGAGTACGCCATGTCGTTGGCCATGCCAAAGCGTAATAATCATCATCAGCATAAGCCGGGATGTTACGCTCTTTCATGATATCGACAATTAACTTAACATGCTCTTTCTGAAAAGCCACATTATTAGTTATCGTACATGCCGTGTTAGTTGTCAACGTGAGAGCTGTCGTGCTATTCCCACCAGTGGGAACTACACGTAAAGCGCACGCATTAAACTGAGCAGCGGCAAGAGTATCGAACGCCTTCTTGGCATCGTTCTTCAATACTTTCCTTACCACCTCAGCCACTGGCTGCTCAGAGAGATCGTCTAACTTGCCCGTCCACGGTACAGAGTTACCTGCTTCCGTGATCGTCATTGTTCCCTGAGAGATAGTGAACGAGGTTTCTGGGACTGTATTGGTTTCAACTAGTGTGGTTCCTTGAGTGGAAACATCACTAAACACGTTCCAATGGAATGTATCACCTCGATGAAGTCCCTGATGCGCTGCGTCTTTTACGTCACAGAACTGACGGAACTTTACCATTGGCTGAACTGCCATCCTAAGAAGACGACTCAGATTTAAGGCATACATATAACCACCGGAGGTGCTAACTGACCATACTTGTCCAGCCATAATTACCTCCTATAGAAGTTATAAAATTTGGCCTCTAGCTTTTCTCATCTCCTGAACTATTTCAGAAGCTGTCATTGGAACTTCATCAGAACCAATGTTAGCAGAAGCCCTTGCAGATCTCGGATGTTGCACAATTTTTTTCTTGCGCTCCAACCTGCCATTTTGATTAGGCATTGATCCAGCCCAATCGCGAGTATACTCAGCAGCTGCTTCTATAATTTGATTAGGTGTCCAATCAGGATTATCCTGAGTTAGGGTGACCGTCTTATTATCCGCAATTGTTCTAAGCTCTGGAGATTCTGCTATATCAGGATATTTCTCCTCAAAAGACTTTACGGCCTCCTGAAGACTTTTGTGATAAACAGCTTCTCTTTGCTGTTTTACTGCTCTTTGTCTACTCTGGTCATAGGACATAATAGCCCTATTTACAACCTCTTCTACATTCTGGGTAGCGTTACCGCGCCCACTATTCGACAAGGTTTTTAATAAACGAGCTGCCTCAGCAGCATCATCTTCAAACAAAGCGCTATGATATTTTTCAACTATATCGTCAACATCACTTGCTTCGTCTTCTTTAGGCGCGTCCTCAACGGGTGGCTGCCTCTTTAGGTTTTCCGCATATTGGCGTAATTGCTGTTCTCTAGCCATTAACTGCCTTTCTTTTGCGGAAGCTTGCTCAAATTTCATTTGAGAAGCTTTATCTTTTTGGTGCGATGATTTTAAAGAATCAAAAGAAACATCAACTTCTTCTCCATTAACTTTAATCTTAGTCTTCCATTCTTCTCCATCATGCCATACTGGAGCTTCTGGAGATTTCTCTTCTAACTCTTCAAGATCCTCCTCCATTACATCCTGACTTCTTCGCTCATAAATTTCTTCTAAAGCTTTTTGTCTACTAGAAGGAGTTAAACTAACCTCTTCTACAAGTGCGTCTTCAGAAGTTTCAACAACCTCTTCTAACGCATCCGTCTGGGTAGCGTTATCATTTTCCATTTTATTTCCCTATGGTTCTAGTTCACCGGATGTTTTATATCTTGAAATAGTCTCTGCGTTTTCTCCGGTAGTAATCACAGAAGCTAACCATTTTAATATATTTACAGGGCAAGATAATTTATCACTAATATCCCTATACATTAGAATCTCTTTTTCTGGAGAGAAGCTCCATCGAGACTCAGACATTTTTTGTAATTCTCTGATACCTTCCTTATATTCATTAGTGGCTCGTTCTACTATAGCTTGACCAATGGATGTATTTAAAAATTCTCTGGCATCTTTACCTACCCTTATCCTCTTTACTAAATCATCTATCCCCACTTCAAGGGGGTCATAATAATCCATATTATCCTACCGCGTAGGGTATCTTATTATAGTCATTCCTAGCCATAACACCTACGGGTCCTTCATCTAACATTTCTTCCTGCCTATTCATCTCTTCATCCGCTATCTGATTAATAAGCGCCTCTCTTTGCAACATTAACTCAGCTCGCCTAGTTGCTACATCTTCCTGCTTAAGCTGCAAATCTATATACTGAAGCTGTGCATCTATCTCTTTCTTTCTAATTTCAGCGCCAGTCTTCATATTCATAGCCTCAAGATTACCCTGTTGCTTCATCTCCTCTACCTGTATTCTATTATCTAATTTCATCTGTTCGCTCTCAATTATTCCCTGCATCTCTTCCAACTGAGCCTGCATTTCAGCAAGTCTAGGATCACCTTCAAAGGATATAAACCTATCGCCATCCTTGTATCCTAATTGACCAAACACTTCTTTAGTAAGTTCTTGCATATTTATTCTTTCGGCCACACCTGGGAATGCTGCAAGGGTTTGTAACCCCATCATTAAATTCTGAACCTTCTTTAAGGGATCAGTTGCATTTATTCCAACATTAACCTTTAATAAAACTTCATACTTAAGAAGATCATCAACTGATATATCCTTCATAGATTGGTTAATAGCTACCGCAGCTTCTCCAGCCAATCCTAATATTACCTCATCTGTCTCATAGTATTGTTCTAATCTAAGCACCTGCTTAAGAACCTTTTCTACCCAAGTTTCAGAGAATGTTCTTAGAACATACTCAACTACACTCCCAGTGCTATTAGCTAAGAGCGACATCCCACCTACTGTTTCATTTAGAGATCTCGATGCTTGAATAGTAGAAGTTGAAAAGTTACCTTGTAACTCATCAAAGTCCATATTAATTCTATCTTGCTCAGCATAGGCAGAACCAGTTACATCTCTAGTTTCTATGATCCTTACATCAGTATCAGGATCATCCATCTCAACGGCGCCACCAGGTACAGACCTAAATAAAGCATCTAAATCTATATTCCTGTCTCTACGAATATGGTAACGTTTATTAAGGGCTAACTTAACATTGTCAAATCTTTGGTTCCATATATCATTAGCAGCTGCCTGTAGTTCCTGCGTAAGCTCCACAGTGCCAGCAGGATAAATCTTATGCGCCTCTATATTAGCATAACCCATTACATATGGTCTTTCACCGCTCCTTAACCAAGGATACATTTCTTGTAAAGGAACTGGATCACTAAGCATATAGCTAACACCCGCTGTAAAATAACACCAATCTTCTCCCTCTTTTCTAATTACATTCTTATGTACCCATATAATCTTATAGTCTTCTACCTCACCATAACCAGCATCATTATCAAGAGGGTCTTCTCTAGGCTCGTCCCTCACTAACCTGGTAGTATTATCATCCTCGTCACTAGTGGTAGTTAATAATTCCCCATCACTTAGTTCATTCCACTCACCAGAATCCATCTTCCCTCTAACGTCCTGTAGATACATTGGGATGAGGTGGATTATATAAGGGGTACTTTCTAGCGGATCAGCCCAGTCAGATGCTGGATCAATCCTCAAGTTTTCTGGAGAAATAACCTCTATAATTGGTTTATCCCTTATTGATGTTACTTGAGTTCTTGTTTTTTCATTCCCCTCATAATCCATTACGGGTTTATTGTCTCTTCCCATTTCTACATATGTTTCATCTCTCTCTTCATAATCCCAGTATTGATGACTTACACAAACTCCTTGCACAGCTGCATCTTGCAAAGCTGCAGACATTGTTTGAAACCAAGGAACAGTATTAGTTAGTCTATATTGCAATACAGCCTGAGATACTATAGCTGCCGCAGCTTGGTTAGGATCATTAGGGTTTCTTGCTTTTATACTAACCACATCTTCATTAGTAAAGAAAGCAACATTCATTGCTGATTGTAAGTTCCTTACAGCAGTTCTAGTTTTGGGTCTAAAAAATCTTGATCTTTTATCGTAAGCATTTGTGTTATATTTAGAGCCAGGAGGATGATTACTATTAAATAAAGAAAGGCTTTTTTCCCATTGACCTCTTAAGTTAGCATCAATCCACTCAGAAGAATCCTCATATGCTTGCCTAGCCAACCTAAGCCAAGAGTCCTCACGAAGAGACCCTTCATCATCTGCATTTAAAATTTCTGCGCCTTCTGTAGGTGGCTGTGGATTAATTAAACTCATGCAGCATAGTCTCCATCAAGTTGTCCTTTGGTACTCATCTCCAAATCATTATACAACGTATTATTAAACTTACCTCTTTGCTGTTTAAACCTCTCTAATATCTCTCCTCCAGCCATAACAACCATTTTATAGTCATTATCTATTTTATCAGCATGGATTACAAATCCCCAGTTCCCAGATAGGCGTAATGACTTAACAGTAACTACCCCATCCATTACATTAACAGCCCAAAACCATCCTGGGTACTTTTTCTCTAAAGTTTCTGCAACATTTTTAGCTAATGTATGATCGTTCAAAGAAAATATATTAGCTTTTTCTATATCAAAAGACATCTCATCTCTTCCTTTTATTTTTTTTGTCTGGCGTATAAAATACTCTCTGACCATTTCTAAAAATATATGTTGGTCTTGGCTCTCTTAATTCAGGGTCGGTAGCATAACAAAGACTTGACCAACTCTGTGTGTTATCTTTTTTCTTCATGCAATAATAACCTCTGCAATATATTTAGGATTACTGACCAAAGGCCATCCCGAGTCATACGGTATAAATACAAGGTTTCCTGATGAATCTACAGTAAACGTATAAGTAACTCCTGTTATAGGAGCAAGGTTTCCTTCAGCCCACGTATCTGTATTATGAGCCCAATCCCCTGTCATTGCACTCCAAGGAGGAAGAGTAACTCCTTCTCCCCAGTTATCTTCATTACTAGCCCAATCTCCGGAAGTATTTTCCCATGATGTAAATCCTAATCCAGTTAAATCAGCTTTGTCTGGAGTAAATATATGGCCTGTAGTTGATACTGGAAGAAATCCAGTTAGGGTCATACTTCCAGCAGGAACATACCAAAGTTGTGAAAGTCTAAAATCTGGCGATGATCCAGTAAGCGTCAAAGAACCAGCATCTGGTTGATTCTGTCCAGTCTCTATAGCGGTTGGAACAAATGGAACAACATCCCAGTTATCGGAAGATGCCGCCCATGTGCCACCGTAATTATCCCAGCTATACGTTTGAACTATTTGAATAGATGCATTATCTGGAGAAATTACAAACCCTTCTCCATTAGCTGGAACCTTACCTAATAATTCTAATGTTTGCGCTGTTATAACAAACTTATAGAATATACCAACAGCCGGAGAATAAGCGGTAAATGTAAGGTCTGCTTTATCTACAGATACACTTGTCCCAACAGCAGTCTGTGGTATAGGACCAGCGCTCCAGTCCCCGGTAGAATCAACCCAAGAACTTGTTAACTGATCCCATTCATAAGACTGAACTATTTCAAAAGAAGCATTATCTGGGGAAATAAAATGAGATTGCCCACCTCCGGGCGCGACTGAACTTAAAGTTAAATCCGCTTTATCAGGGGTACTAACAGGACCATCCCATCCCCTGCTATACTTGGAGTCACTCCAATCTCCTCCTGATGCAATCCATGAACTTATTGACATTTTGTTACTCCTTCATACCAATTTTTAAAATTCCAAGCAAGCCATTGACCATACCCAGAATTCGGAGAACTTGCGTCATAAAAAATATTTCTAACTTCGGGCCAGCTAGAGGATATCGCCACAGATAAAAAATTATCAAACTTATCATCGACAACCTTTAAGGACTTAGCATAGTCCCAAAATTTAGTATCGTACTTCGATCCAAATTGGTAATGCCAAAGAATAAAATTTTCTATCTGGTGTATATATTCCTTTATAAGTATGGAAGCATGGTCCCACCCAAACTTCTGATACAAGATAACGTCACAAGTATTTTTTACCCACTGAGAATATGATTGTATAGCCGATGCTTCTAATGGCTCAAGAAAAAATAACCTGTTACCATTAAGTACAATCCTTCCATCCGCAACAGGATTTTTTGCAACGTAGTTATTAAAGTAAAGGTAATCTTTTGCCTCTACATCAAACATACTCTCGAAATTTTTAGTTGCTTCATCCTTGGTTGATATATCCTTGTTGTAAATATAACCATAGGAAGTTGTATTTGTTGTATTAGGTATTACAAAAGCCCAACCATCTGGAGTAGCAACCGACCTAGTCCAATACTGACCAGCATCAACCCCATCCTTCATCGCTAGAATAGCCGCATTAACGGGGCTTTTTAATTCTTCGTAGTCATCTAATGACTTAGGCTTGCCCCTACAGTCAAATACGTAGTCAGCATCTACATCTTCGATATTAACAATGCTATCTTCTGTGACCTTGAATAATCCAGAAGATAAAATTGTATCCTGCAACTTCTTGGGTGAGTAATGAAGGGCTAGAGAATTTAGTGGGAAAGAATGAATAAACTTTTCATTTACCTTTCCCCACCCCTCGTACAATATCCCCGTCTTTGGAGTTGCATCTATTGAGTTTGAATACCAGTCAGAACCTAGCGCAAGCCATAAAAGTTTGGGAGCGTCTAGCAATGTTCCCTGACCCACCTTCTCAGGTAGCACGGTCGGATCATACTTTAACTCAACCTCTATAGCACCATTACCATAGTAGGCATAATGAAGAGCCGTTAAACATCCGGCATTCCCAGCACCAACAACAGATATTTTCACTTAATGACGATCACCTAAGTATATGTTTCTTGGTTTATGGCTTGTCCATTGCTTTGGATGAGGTGTTGAATCACAACAAGAGGATGACACCTTTCCCCATATTTGTATACTAACCCTTGGCTCTGGAGCCAGTGGAGAAATAATAGTAACCATGTGAGGCTCTTTTAGGTTATTAACCACCATCATGTTTTTCTTTGGGCAAAGAGCATGAAGTTCCCTATCTTTGTCAATCTTAGAGGAGCCTTCTTGCCAAACAAACAAACCACCCCAAGACGGTGACCACTCAAAGTTCAGGTAAATACTTGCTCCAAATGTATACTGATTATCGGTATGTTCTGGTATTGCGCTATCCCTATTCCAGATAAAAAACTGAAACTCTATCTCATTCGTATCAATCTTATTTCCATGTTCGTCCACCTCACCACCATACTCACCAAGGTGATCCTTTAGCTCTTCCCAAAGTTTCAAAGAAAGATTTTCGTTTACTGGAGATGCGTTTATAACCCCAGTAAAACCAGTTTGCACATCCTGACCCCACCTAAATTCGGAATTGTTCCAAACATTCTTCAGGGATAATGAGTTTAACTCCTGCAAACATTCCTCAAACAATCCGGTAGAAAGTATATTTTCGTAAATCTTCATTGATCTAGCAGACCATAGTTTAAAACTACATTTCCTGATACTGAAATTCTTTCTACGTCTGATTTAAAAGCATGAGCATAATGAGTAAGCCATGAAGGGAAAATAATTATATCTCCTGTCTCTGGTAGTTTATCAAAGCCACTAATTGAAAAGGGAATAGGGACTCCATAATTAAAGACTATCTTTCCCGGCCCACTATTATTATGCACCCCTTCCATTTCTTCATTCTCTTTTTTAATCTCATCGGGTACTTGTAAATATATTACAAATGATAAATCTCCCTCGTGATTATGCAATGGATTATAATCGTTAGCCTTCTGATAATTAATCCACAAACTAGTAACGCTGTATTCTTTAATTATCTTTTGGCTAGGCATCCATTTAGATTTTAAGAGGTCAATATAAAAGTTGACGTACCAAGTAAATTTTGGAATAAACCAACTTTCTAAATCTTCATAATAATATTCATGGTCCATCATTCCGGCTAACTTATTTCTATGATCTAGATTTTTTTTCCTACTACCATTACCTTTTTCTAATAAGATATCTATAAACTCTTGTTCTACTTTTGTTTCTAAAACAAACGGACCCCAATAAGGAAATTTATAATCTTGCATTACTTAAATGGTGACCCCACGAACCAAGCAACTAAAGAATACCTTACACCTTCTTTAATTGGATTTATTCTATGCATTACAAATGATGGAAAAATTATTATGGAGCCAACCCCCTCTACTGGAGGTGTATGCACTGTTACTTCGAAATCCCCTTTGTCTGAATTTAAGCTTGCTATCTGAAATTCACCACCAGTATAATTGTCACTAAGAGTTACCGTCATACTTAACTTACGAACCTTACCATTTAACCATATATTCTCAGGCTCTTGGTATTTTGACCTCTGACAACCATTCCCATCTTTATGCCACTGGTAATAATCACTACTATCGTACTTAGTAATTTGTATAGCCTCACAACCAGAAATATCATACTCCCAGCCAGCGTCCTTATTAGCCTCTTCCATAAAGGGCCATATCAAATTAAATAACCACTGCTCAGAACTGAAAAATATACCGCTCTTTCTTACAGAATTCTCTTTTCCATAAACGGCTATTGACCCAGTTTCTCTTTCCTTATCCGAGATGCCCCGTTTTGTATTAACAGAAGCGTCCTCAAATTTACCATCTGCTACATCTATTATTGACTTACAATCTACAGCACTTAAACCCTCATTAAAATAAAAAAACTCATTTATAAGCACTTACTCTCCTATGTGTTATCATTCCCAGGACCTTGTGGTCCAGCGGGTTGTCCATTGTACCCAGCAGAGTTGGCACCAACAATCCATTCTTGTGCGCTCTCATCCCATATCCAAGTATTATCTACCTCTTCCGGCATAGGGGTTGGAGGATTCCAATCAAAATTAGAATCTAATGTCCAAGAGGGGTAAGGTTGTGACATATAGAATAAACCAGAATTATAGTCATACTTATACCCCCGCCCTGGAAAAGTTTTCTTCGAGTTTGCTTTCCCGTCTTCGTCAGTAAAACACTCTATCCAGTTAGACGGGTTCCCGACTACACCTCTATCTATAAAACCTTGGTCTGCTACTATAACTCTTATGACCGTATCCGTTTGGTCTATTTCTGCAAAGTATGTTAAATTTAATTCATCCATATTATGTCACCTAAGCGGGTTCAATGTATCTAAAAACAACACAACCAGAACCGCCAGCGTATGCCGCGCCGTGAGCGCCTCCACCTCCGCCGCCCGTAGCCGCTGTCCCAACTGCCGCCGTTCCTGCGCCATAACCGCCACCAGCAGAATTTCCACCCCAATGGCCCCCGCCTCCGCCACCGCCTGAGAACAATCCCGACGCACCGCCAAGGGTTCCTATATATGGTGACCAATCAACGCCAATGCCTCCATTACCCGGAGTGGTAGAATTTCCTCCAGCCGCTCCCGCGCCTCCACCACCTTGACCTCTTGCGCCAGAACCGCCAGTGTGTGAGCCTCCATCATTACCCTGACCAGCAGTACCACTACCTCCAGATATAGAGCCAAAGGGAGGTCCGCTAGGCAAAGCAGCACCACCGCCAGAACCCCCTGCACCGCCCGGTTGAGGGCCAGTATGGTTACCACCACCACCCCCGCCATCAGCCGTATAGTTAAACCCCGTCTTTACGACAGATGAATCCCCGCCTTGAGTCTGTCTTCCGCCTCCTGCACCAACAGTAACGGTATAAGAACCAACGGCTAACTCAGGGGCCGGGTTACTAGTAGTGTGGTTTGAGGAACTATTCCAAAGAACACCACCACCTCCTCCACCGCCACCGTGGGGAGAACCCGATCCTCCTCCTCCCCCAACCACAAATACAGCAATATCATGGGCCTTTCCTTTAACCTGAAATGTCCCAGAAGATGTAAATGTATGAAACTTATAGGCTTGTCCACCAACTGTGGCAGTAGACTCAGTCCCACCAGTAGCAGAAAACTTTGATGCCCCTAATAAAATAGCGGTTCGTTGTGGTCCTAATGGCATAATCTATCTCCTTAACCCATATCCAAACCGCCAGCAAAACCGTACCAAATTGTTCCGCCATCTACAGTAAGGAAGCCAAGAACATCCACACCAGACGTTGTTAATGTTGGTGCAGTAGAAGAAGCCCAATCAACTGATCCCGGCCAGTTCACAGTCTGTGACCCGCCATTAGTTAAGATAAGCGTAAACGAACAAGCCTTACCACTCGCTGATGGGTTGCTAAAGGTGAAAGTATTAGCGGATGTGTCTACTGTTGCTGTTACTACATTTCCGGCTGTGATATCAATATCCTGCGTACCACCACCAGTACCACCAATAGCATTTACTGTCTCAGCGTAATCCTTTATCTCCGGCCTCTGTACTACATAATCCGCATGATTAACAATGCCAGAACCATCAGCAGTTACTGTTTTAGATGTCTGAACAGTTCCTAAAGTAGTAACATCATTATAATTTAATTCGGCAGTTGTACCGGTATACCCATCAATTAAATTTAACTCAGTCGCAGTTGCTGTAACTAATGTACCACCAAGCAACAATCCATTTGTCCCATCATGCGAAGCGACATCAAAATCATATGCTCCATCGGCAATTGTAACATCACCATTTGCATCTGCTGTAACTACTTTTGATGCTTCTGAGGTGCCAAGAGTTGTAATGTCTAGATAATTCAACTCTGTTGAAGTTGCTGTAACCCCGTCAAGAATATTTAATTCTGCACCACTAGAAGTGACCGCAGTAGTTCCAGAGAGTCCACTAAATTGCGCTTGAAGTACAGATTTTATTAAACGTAGATGATCATCACCTTGCGATATCGGATCAGTAGCAAGAGGATTAGTAGCGACTAATTGACTAATATATGTTGCTGATTCTAGTCCCATGATAGCCTCCTATGCCAGCTCAAAGATGCCACTGGAACTTGGAGTAACAGTAAGCGTGTTATCTTGTGCTAAAGTAAACTGAGATGTAGTCAGTTTAGAAAAGCAAACCAATTTGCCACCAGACTGATAAACAACTGCATACTTAATATTTGCAATTGCTCCGCCAGTAGCAGTCCATACAACAGCAGTTGAATCAAAACGATACTTGTCAGTTGCAACAGAAGCCCATGTTCGTGATGTAACAGAAGCACCACCTGTTGTATACCCATTACCACTTGCTGCCTCATTTCCAAGCGAAGCCTGTGTTGATAATGTAGCTGTATTCACATTAGCGCTAGCTGCGCTAGTATGTAATGCCATATAAAAACCAACACTTGTACCGTCTAGATCGAACTGACCATTGCCTATATATTCCCTAAAGGAATTGTAAAAACTCCAAGCAGTAGCCGCCATTTTATACTACCTCCTCTTTAATCTTTAATGAATCTGGATTTTTAATAATATGTGAAATAAGGCCATCACCATGTACAGCCAAATCGTAATGTTCGCCAGTTTTTGATATCATGTCAACGAACTCTTTTGCCTGATGATAATGAGCCGCAGTACATCTAAACTCTTTTTCAGATACAATAACATCTAAAATCTCTTCATCATCATTTTCTGGTTGTTCGTAAGCGTGATGGTCTCCTATAATACAACTATCGAAGCCATACATCTCAAACTTATGAAATCCCAGCATTCTTAATAAATGAACAGCCCTTAATGCTATTGTAGCGCCGCCCATTATTGGATAATATTTTTCTCCATAAACCTCTTTCAAAAGATCAAAATTCTCATCTCCGGCGCAATGCCATATCCATGTAGCATTGTCTTTAAGGTTTTCAAATACAGAAGGGTGACATTGAGACGAAATAAAATATTTGCATTCCTGTACTAATGGATAAACAAATCTATTATTAAACTCTCTACTATCTAGCATAATCATTGCTGATGGGGTTAACCCGCCAGTTATGCAATATCTATGAGAACCGTTAACTGTAATTACGGGCATCCCATTTTTACGCTTTTCTAATAAATCTGGAAAAGTATCTTTTAATGTAGGTCCACCCAAAGCAATGCCTACCGTCTTATCCCATTGAGTTTCATGCGGCTCTACTTGCGGTAACCCTCTTTTAATATTACTTTTTATATTATCCCTTATCTTATCTTTATCTTCATTAACACCGCAGATTATTTCAGGGATAGGTTGTAACCTTTTTATTTCTATCGACGGTGGTTCAGAATTTACCCCTATCTGAAGACTCATGTATTGAATACCATCCTAACTTCCAGACCTAACGTATTAGTAGCTACAACATCAACATCTATTCTAATAACATCAGCAGTAGAAACCGAGCTATAGTTACCCACGACAGAAGGAGTCGCTGCTGTAGAAGAATCCTTTTCTCCAGAATCAATAGTTATAGCGGTTGACAACATATCTTGACCATCAGTCAAATTATGCAACTGAACTGTAGTAGTGCTTCCAGTGCCCACTGTATACACATGCGCTTGAGCAGACTGTAAGTTCTTTCCATTTAGAGTAGAAGGTATGGTAACATGCGTAATGCCATTACCCACAGATGGACCAATAGTATCGGCAACACATTTAATAACTAAAGTTCTTTCTGTAAAAGCTGTAACCTTATTAAAAAGAATTGACCTAGTAGCCCCAGAAGATGTATCATAAAAAGATATCTTATCTGTAGCCATGTCTGCAGAAGTAACAAGACTTAAATTGGGAATTGTCTCCTGCTTATCATCATTTAGATTAGTAAAATTAGCATCTGCTTCTGCAAATGTAAGCGGACTTCCTTTCGTTTCTCTTAATACAATTGTTGCCATTATGCGTCACTCACATATCCGGTAGTTATATAATAATTTTGAAAATAAGGCATATTCCCGTAAGGAAATGTTCTCGGATCTTTTTCATAGAACTTCCTACCATTTGTCATTCTATAAGCAACCCTTCTTGGTGGGTATCGCCTTCTTCCGCCTATAGTAAACTTTCTAGCCATTATAATCCACCCAATATAGCGTAATTAACCCAGACAACCAACGCAAATGGTATGCCTATAATACATAAGATCATTGCTAATGCAAATATAATCTCACTTTTTTCCACGTTTTTTAAACTGGATAGGTCCAGGCATTAACCATGAAAAAACCATGGGAACTATTACTATCAAAATTAATGCCCAACCCCCCATCTCGATCAAGGAGCCTAACAGACTCCAGAAATTATCTGGTGCACAATCATTCATAAGTTTCTTTCCTGTCCTTCCAATCGGAATCGCTTCCGTCACTACATCTGTCACAAAGGCAGTCGTCGTGGCTCCCAGTATCGGTGCAGCTACACCCCCCGATAAGACAGTCCCCGCAAGAGCACCCGCCCCGGCTCCCATGCTCACGATACCTGCCTTCTTTAAAGTCGTGCATCCTATTAAACCTATCGACGAGAGGATTAGACAGCTTCGGGAGAGCCCCACCATCCGCTCACCCATCCGACTACTGCCAATACTGCAATAACTCCTACAGC